GGCCCCACTTTGAATATTAAGAATTAACATTCACCTAATACACCAAGCTCTCACAAAGCCTCTGCTCTGTCATTTAACGTCTCAACCATGCCGTTCAACGCCGTCCGTAACTATTTAGCGGAACGCCTGATTCGACTCAAACGAGAATGGATGATCTACCAATCAACCAACCGTGATGAACAAGCTATTCTTGAGCAAACTCAAGATCCTGATTACCGTCGCTACTACCAAAATGCCCGTTTCAACCTTCAAGGTGAAGCAAAACATTTAGCGCTTAACAAAGAGTACTCCACTCTTGTCGAAGCTTATAGAACCGACAATGACCGTAAGCACCAACCTTATGAGCTACACCAGCCCATTCCCACAGATGCTGCTCCTATTCCCGAACACCGTCAACCTGCTAACGGAATCAAACTAGTCCCACTCATGTACCATTATGGACATGTTATTCACGAACCCATTCCTGCGTCACTTCAGCTTTCTCGCAATTTAAGTTCTGATGAATTTGAACCAGATTCCACTGTACCCACAGAGTTTGGATACCCTATTGATGCTCGCATTTATAATATAATCGCGTCTCGCTATCCAACCTACCTTAATGTGGTCAACACTTACTGCCGTCCCCTTGGCACTGTTAACGCAACTTTCCTTGATTTCAACAAGGAACAAGTCCCGTCTGCACCCGTCTCCGAAGAAAGAAAAGAAGCCGTCCTTCAACATATCTTTAACTTCCTTGATGCACAGCCATATCGTCCAGTACACTTTGTTGATACTCAGTACTGCAAGACTCCTCTTGTAACTGGAACCGGTTACCACAATCGCTACTCTTTCAAACAGAAAGCACATGCGAAATACTCACACCCTGATGAGTATGCACTGTTACCAACCTCTAAAGGTTATTTCTACAATGCTACTTACGAGAATGCTCGTACTTTGATACATTACATCAAGCAATATGGTCTACCATTTAAGCTTGAGTTCCACCCATCAGACTCCGATCTCACTGATGAAGAAATCCAAACCTACATCGATCGAGCCAATGACTTTATCAACGACTATCCGACGTTACTATTCACCCGCAACCACATCTCCAAACGAGATGGACCTCTTAAAGTCCGTCCTGTTTATGCTGTTGATGACCTCTTCATTATCATTGAACTGATGTTGACCTTCCCACTCACCGTTCAAGCTAGAAAGCCATCTTGTTGCATAATGTATGGACTCGAAACCATTCGTGGTTCGAATCACTACATAGATCGCTTAGCGCGCTCGTACTCCACCTATTTCTCATTAGACTGGTCCAGCTATGACCAGCGTTTACCACGCGTCATTACTGACATTTTCTACTCTGATTTTCTGAGAAGACTGATTGTCATCGACCAAGGATACCAGCCCACCTATGAATACCCGATCTACCCTGACCTTGATGAACACAAGATGTTCCGAAGAATGGATAACCTCCTATTTTTCCTCCACACTTGGTACAACAACATGACCTTCTTATTACCTGATGGTTATGCTTACCGCCGAACCTCATGCGGTGTACCTTCCGGCCTTTACAACACCCAGTATCTCGACTCTTTTGGCAATCTATTTCTCATTATAGATGCAATGTTCGAGTTTGGTTTCAACGATGTTGAAATCAATGGCTTCATTCTCCTAATACTCGGAGATGATAACACTGGTATGACGATCATACCCATTGATCGCATCGCCGATTTCATCAACTTTCTTGAAAGATATGCGTTGGAACGCTATAACATGGTCCTCTCATCGACCAAGTCCGTTCTAACATGCCTACGCTCTAAAATCCAAACGCTTGGATACCAATGTAATTTTGGAAATCCAAAACGTGATATAGAAAAGCTCGTAGCCCAACTCTGTTATCCAGAGAATGGCTTAAAGCCCCACACTATGTCTGCAAGAGCAATTGGAATTGCATACGCCTCCGCAGGCCAAGATTTTATGTTTCACTCTTTTTGTCAAGATGTGTACAACATTTTTCGGTCAGACTACCGACCTGATGCTCGTACTAATCTGTACTTTCAGCGACAAATTCTTCACAATTTAGAAGATGGCGCTCCAGATTTAGCGACCTCAGAAGTCCCTCCATTCCCTTCACTATATGAAATTAGAGAAGTGTACTCTTCGTACAAAGGTCCATTGAGCTATGCTCCAAAATGGAACCCCTCGCATTTCATTTATGATCCGGATGCCACACCCCGCCCTTACAAAACTATGCGTGACTACCAGATAGAGAATAACATCTCGATCCGCATCCCGCCAACTTTTGATTCGGTTGTGCCTAGCACATAAATTTTTCCGTGATTTTTCGTGCGTTAATACCGCATTGAATTTTTTCCGCATTTTTATATTTAAAAAAAAAAAAAAAAACCTAA